ATACATGAGATAATGTGAGAGAAAGGAGTTACTTCTATGTCTATGCAAACAACAATACTCCCAACACTAGGAACTTTTTATGAACTGGCGATAATCAAACCACAAGCTTTGACATTCCCAAATAGGAGACTGGCGGAAAAATACAGATTGAGATTGTATAATCATAGGAGGAGTAACAAACATTTGCCTAAGCTAACAATAACCCTGGAAGAGAACACAATAACAGCAGGACCAGAAGGATGGGATTTGTTAGATGCAATAGCAATAGCAAGCCCGGATGTTATCGAAGCTATGAATAAGCATGAAAAGGAGGAAGATGATAAGATCAATAAGATGTTTGAAGAGCAGGAGAAGACAAGTGTTAGGAAATTGAGAGAAGAAAGTGAGAGTGTTATGGAAAAATTGGGATTTAAGAAATGAAAAAGAAAAGGGACAGGATTAACCTGTCCCCATTATTAAATCTGGCCATAGGTGTTTTTCATTCTCAAAAACAATAACTGCTGTTCTGTCGTGGCATTGGATTGAGATAGTTTCTAGCTGCGGTTCAATGCCACTATTCTTTCTCACCTTGAATGCGTCATGAGCACGATTGAGAGCTTCATCAAAAGACATAAGCTCAGGATCGATAAAGACATTCGCTGTTCCATCCTTGTAATTCATAGCAAGAACATAAGGATCGCTCATGAGGGGATAACGGGACTGTTGATTGACTGTCATAGTTCAAATTCACCTTTCTTTCTTCCATCATAACCACAATCTTCAATGAACATAAGCTCTTTGAAGTTTGGATTATCTGCTTTGAACATAACGACTAGGTTATCAACTGCTTTCCTAATCGCATAGGTGTTAGTCTCATTAGATGATTTCTTCATTACCTCAGCAATAGCTTTGTAATGACGAGATTGAAACAAGCTCATTAGTTCATTCCTCTTTCAAGAATGTGTATAACCATCCTTCTCTATCCCAAGCCACATTCCGCACCAAGGGATCATGATGCAATCATAACCCTGTTGGACAGTTTTGCGGAACTGGCGATAGCTCTTAGCTTGATAGCTAGGCATTTCATCACAATTCCTATTCATCCAACTGGCAAGATTGCTACCAATAACGTTTCCATCGCTAAGCTGACAGCGATCATAAACGCGCTTCAAGGCTAGCCTTTGCGCTCTAGTTATCTTAGCCATTTTCATTTCCTTTCATTCGTTCCATTCTCTCTTACTTCTCTAATATGGGGATAGCTCTTACTAACTTCAAGAGCTATCCCCAAAAATTTTTTCGTTCTAAAAAGTCTCACTAGCAATCAGCAATCAGGATCGTAATCATGCCATTCCTGCAATTCGCTTACGTTATCATCAAATTCATTCAATTCATTCTCATTCCTATTATCAGAGTGCTGCCAATTGGGATCACCTTCCCAATCGTTATCATCGTATTCCCCATGAACGCCACGCAAAGAGCGATCAAGCTGAGCTAGAGTGCAAGCTAGGTTAGCAACTTGATCCTGTGTGAATTCGATAGGATCACCTAGCACACTTCCAACAGGATGCTGGATATGCATATCCATAGTTCCAAAGTCATTCAAGCGAAGGCGAATGTCCCTAGCATGGACGTAATCGCTAAATCGAGTTCCATCATACTGACCGGAAGTTTGACAAACGATCATAGTTCATTCTCCTCTTGTTAATCCATTGGAAGTGAGAAGCTCTTGACAAACCGGTTTAAGCTGAGCTATCGCCGGATTACTGCAATCGCTTCGGCATTCGCGCCTAACTCGCTCCTCACTTCCATGATGTTAACTTAATCCTTGTCTCTCACAATGTCAAGAAAAAAAAAGTTAGCTCTTATGCATTTTCTTTCATCATTCCAGTTGCGCCCATAGTGCTTAACAGGATGCCGATTTTAATCCCTTTCTCACTCAAATTATGCTCACTAGGATCAATTCCCATCTTTTCCCACAAGAAGCAAGCTTGAGTGTTGTAAGCCTCTTCCTCATTCAGCATGAGAGCCATAAGCCCATCGCGAGGCTTAGCACCCTTTCCATTCTGGTATTGAAGATAATGAACTAGCTCATGGATGATAGCACTTTTAAACCAGTTCAAGCTATTCACTTCATCCAGTTGCATCCATAAGGATTGCTCCTGTGGACAGAATGCCATAAAGCACCCTTCTCCCTGAGCTTCTTTAGCAAGTTCCTTATTAGTCATAATCTTAATATCAGGAACTATCCCATTCCAATTCATGTTTGTCTTTTGAGCAATCCAAGGAAGATGTTTCTTAGCGTATTCAATGATTTGAGCTTTCGTCCAATCAACTCTCATTTTCTTGCTCCTATTTGTTAGCTCATTCTCTAGGAGTAAGATAGGGATAAGGAAGCAAGTTGTCAAGAAAAAAAAGAGAGAAGCTAAAAAATTAGTTTCTCTCTTTCCTAATTGCTCACCTGCGAGCGACCCCTTATTCCTCATAGATAAGCGTACAGGCATCGCTCCCCATAGCTCTAGGACCATTGGTGCAAATTGAGCGAACTTTATTCAAATCTTCCATTAGGTGAAGTTCGACCCTTATTCCTTTCTTCTTAGGATTACCTCTGCACTCTTTAGGAGGGTTAATGCTAGCCATATCGCTTGAACTATGTGTCCATTCGGGACAGTTAATATGTCCCCATTCATGTTCAAGCATTTGCCTCCTACTCCATGTAGGACTGTGAACAGCCATAGTTATAATAGCAAGAGTAACTTTACCGAACAAACTTAGCATAGTCAACATTGTTATTTTCTCCATTCCTTTCTAATTGCTCTAATATGACGACTAACCGCCATAAAAGAAAGATCAAGAAGTTTAGCTATTTCTCTTTGCGTAATGCCCGGATAGTGAGCTAACGCAAATCGAATGTTAGCGCGATTAAGCTCACCTTGTTCGATTGGCGTTAGCTTCTTAGTCATAATATTTGTTTCCTTTCTTTCATCATTTCTCGTTCAATAGGTCGCCTAAGAGCTGGAGTGTTACCTTTTTCCAAACCAGCATTAAAAGCATTCTTATCCGTTGGGTTATAGTCTATCCTAGCATAAGTCGGTCTTTCACGGAATGTCTTAGCCAAATGTTCATCGATTAGAACATTCTTTAAGGGAATGAGAGCGATAGAATTGCTATTTTCTACATTCTCCCTTCTCTTCCTTACTTCATCAAGCATTCTTCTGTTCAAACGCCGACAAATGCCCATTTGATAATCGTAGCTAGATGTAAGCCCACCAAATAGCTCTTGGTGCAAAACTTCACCATGAACAAAGCCCACAAGAGCATTGAGCAGCCATTCCGCAAACATAGCGTCGGACTTAGAGCCAATGAACTTGACAACTTCAACCTCACGCCATTCAGTTTCATTATTCTTCCGATCTTTAGGCTTTCTACCTCTACCTCGATATTCCTTAACAAATTCCTTCTGTTCTTTCTCTATTAGCACAACACAATCACAAAATTTCCCTACTTGAACAGAAATAGAATTCGCAACTTCATCGAAGCGATAAGATGTTTCTCCTGCACCTTCTTCCTTAAACTCTAGATCACTCAAGCTTAATTGATACTTCTCTAAAAGCTCATAAGCCTTATTCATAGCCGAAAGTGCTTCCGCTTCGGTAGCACCAGCGTCAAGCGTTTTGCTCATAAGAGCTTTGATCTTAGCAATCAAGCTAGCTTTATCTTTTCCCTGATCAGACATAACTTGCTCCTATTTCGTTGTCTCTCTTATGTAGCATGGACATAAAATTATGTCAAGAGGGATAAGAAAAAAGAGGCAGGAAAAAGTTCACACTAATTCCTGCCTCTCATAACAATCGTTAACGGGTGATTGTTATCCCCGGCTTAGCAATAAAACTAACTAGCTAAGCTTAGTATTAGAAATCAAGTGCTTCCTGTCCTGCTTCCTTAGCGGCCTTCTTAGCCTCATCGCGACGGGCCTTAGCATTCTCAAACTTGATATCTTCCATTGCCGCGACGACAGCCTTGTTAGCGAGAGCCTTCTCACTAAATTCGGTATTCTTAAGCTTCTCGATAATCGAAGCCTTCCTAGCATCATCTACAGTCTCACCCTTTGCTTCAAGAACTCGAACAAGCGCCTGAGCAAGAATAGTGACACGCGGAGCGCCGGAACGCGGTTCGATCCAAACGCCATTCTTCAAATCTTCGATAGTTTCGTTAGTAGCTTCAACGCACTTATCAACTTCCTTCTCACCCTGATAAGAACGCTGGAGACGAGTGGTAATTCCCTGCAAAACAGCGCAATTAGTAATCTCTGCACTAAGGGAGCTAACGTCTAGATCACTGGTAGCACCATTAGCAAACTTCATCCGAACGATCTTAGCAGAAGCAAGAGGAAAGTTATGTTCCTTGCCTTCTCCGTCGACATAGAGGGAAAAAGACTTCTGCTGCTTTTTGTTAGCTTCGGTAGCGGCGCCATTCGACGCAGCGACGGGAGCGGTTACGGTAGCGGCCTTAGCCATTTGTCAATCTCACTTTCTTTAAAGGTTAATTTCGGTTTCAGGTTTCGTTTCGAGTTTCCTTGCTCGATGGCTATGAGATAAGGGAACTGGGAGCAAGTGTCAAGGAAAAAAGTTCGAAGCAAGAAACTTTTTTTTGAGAGAGTGAGCTGTTTTGACCAGTCGGGGAACCGGCTCGAATGGCACTCATTATATATAGGCGCGCTGAGGCTAGGGCGGCGCGTGGCTGGCGAGAGCGGATCGGGCCGTGCTGCGACCCCTGCGGGCGACCCTGCCTACGGGCGACCCTCCCTTGCTAGTCGATTAACAAATTTAATATACCTGCCCTAGCTAATTAACCCTTGCCTTTCTGCCCTACCTGTTCTATATTCGCAACACTGGCTAGCCGCTCCAACGACGACGCCAGTAGTTGTAACTAGAAACGGGTAAGAGCAACGAGCATTGGGGTTGTTTCTATGTCAAACCAAGTAAAGGAGTATACAAAAAATGGCAAGTGTAGCGAAACAGGGAGCAAAGACACTAATTGCTTCTGGAAAGCCAATCTTCACAACTGGCTTCGACTTGCTTCATAAGACTAACTTGTTCTCGATTGAAGTAGCAGACCATGAAGGAAAGAGAACAAAAGTTAGTTTGAATGAAAGTGAAATGGAAAATGGGCTAAAAGAGTGGAAGAAGCAATTTAGTCCGAAGCAAATTGAAAGAGTGGCGACGGTCACTAGGCGAGTAACTAATCATCGAAAAGAGGCAAGAGTTAGGTAACAAGAACTAACTTTTGAGAGAGAGTGAGCAAGAGAAACAAACTTAGAAATTCAAAAGAAGTTAATAATCTTGCAACGGCTGCGGTTGAGAAGAAGGGCAATTTAGGGAGTGCTTTTCAACCGCAGCAGGTTGTTAAAACAAACAATATCGCTAGTGTTGTTTTAGAACTAACAAGCGACCATTTCACAGCTACCGATCATCTTGGACATAGGGTAAGTATACCCTGTGATCTGAATGGCTTGCGCGTGTTGAAGCTAATGCTCCGCGCGAAGCAACTATCTCCTCAAGCGAAACTAGGCTCAACCGCTGTTCCAACGCAGCGGATGATTGATGATTTTTTAAAGAATAAGAAGCTTGAGGAGGAAGTAAGAGAAGAAGAGAGTTACAACGAAATAAAGGATTTGTTCTAATGGCAATTAAAATCATCAAACGAGGAATACCTCAAAAAGAAAAAACCTATACAATTTCTTGTATAGATTGTAAGAGTAGGTTTTCGTTTCAAAGAGAAGATGCTATTTATTTCTCTGATCAGAGAGACGGTGAGACTTTATCAATTCATTGTCCTGTATGTAACAGTAGAATATGGGTGGCGAAATGAGAACAGAATTAACAGAGCGTGAGCGTTGGGAGATTGGAGCTTTTTGTCAAGCTAAAATCCATACTCTCAGGTTTGGAAGGTTTAAGGAAACAAGAGAAAACATGGAAGAAGAAAAATTCTTTTCATCTTTGTATGATAAGATGAAGATAGGAAAGATCGACATAGGCAGGCTTCTCAAGGAAGAAGAAAGGAACAATAGTAATGTTGAAGGAACAGGACAGAAAGGAAAGTAAGATGGCTACAGTTGTCAAAGAAAAAGATAAGCCTAAAGCTAAAGCTAAAGCTACAGCTACTACTACTGATACTAATTTTCTCTCCCCTTACAAAAAGGCCGCTGATTGGATTAAGGATCAGCTAAAGAAAGCAAAATATAACACCTGTGTAGCTGAACTAACCCCTGAGCTAGCAGAGTTCTTGCTAGAGAATAATGAAGATAACAGGAAGCTTAGGCAAGCTCAGATTAACGCTATGGTGAGAGACATTCTTGCTGGTAATTGGAAGCTTAATGGAGAAGCTATCATTATCAGCGACGATGGGAAGTTGAATGATGGTCAGCATAGGTGCTGGGCAGTCATAGAAGCAAAGAAGCCTATTAAGACTTTCTTTTCTTTCGGTGTTAGTAGAGATAGCAGAACAACGCTAGATCAAGGTGCTAATAGGCGGCTTGCGGATTATCTAGCAATCAAAGGGAATAGGTATAGCGTTGAAACCGCAGCCGCAGCCGCTTATGGCTTCGAGTATGTTCACAAAAACACCCTTCATATGGGAAAAAGCTCAAGACCGACAAGAGCAGAAGTAGGAGAGTTTGTTTCTGCTTATCCTAATCTTGATAAGAGTGTTGAGTTCATCGCTCCGAATAAAATCCCTCAAGCTCTTGGGGGAAGAGGCTTCCTTTGTTTTGTTCATTGGGTGCTAGCGAGGAAGAACAAAGCTAAGGCTGATGAGTTCTTCAATCACTTCATAAGCGGGTTTGAGTTGGAAAGGAACTCTCCTATTCTTTATGTGAGGAATAGGCTTATTAATGAAGGACATTTGAGAAGGAGTATCAAAGCAGAGTTGATCTTTCGTGCATGGAATGCTTGGAGAACTGGAAAGAGCTTCGGGACGATCCGTGTCCAAGGCGGTGCTTTTCCAGAAATAGAGAGTTAAGAATAGAGTAAGAGTAGAGTAAGAGTTCAAGGAGTAAATGAAAGTGAAGAAGTTGCTTATTATTACGTCTCTTAGTTTGCTGGCTAGTACAAGCTATGCCAGTTCAAAAAAGCTAGACTGTCATGATCATAACACTAATCTTATCAATTGGTTTAGTTGTAAGGATAGTGAACGTCATGGAAATAACAGGAATGGGAACATAGAAAGGAATAATCCTAATGACCCTTCTCCTAATAATCCTGATAAGCCTTCACGCCATCCTCATGGGGGTGACCCTATTGCTGGTAATGATAAACCACCTAAGAACAATGGAGGTTCTTCTAGTGATCCGCAAACTCCTCCCGATGACGGAGGTAACGACAATCATGGCGGTAAAGGAAAACATAGGAACAACGGGTTTGGGAACGGGGATCAAGACGCCCCCGGCAATTCACTAAACCATAATAATGCAGAGAACTCACAACATGATCGTGGGCATTCTCACAACAACAAGTAAGAAGTGAGGAAAGGACTAAGACTATGACTAAATCCCATGACGTTTCGATCATAGAAGCTTGTAATCAGGCAGAGGAATTGGTAAAACAAGGTTTCACAGTCTATCAGAAGTGGACTTGTGAACATTGTAAAGTTAGGCAGTCAATGCCAGTTCCAAACACCTTTTACACTCAAGGCTCTTGTGAGGAATGTCATGGGATAAGTTCTATTAAGAAATGTGGCTACTTGCTAGTAGGAGGAGGTACGCCAGTTAGTGAGATTGAGAGATTGGAAGCTATGAGGAAGAGTGCAGAAGAGGTAAAAGAAAGAGGGGTTAAGCAATGAAGATTAGCTTAGCTTATGAAATCCCCGAAGGCTTCGACATTAGCTCAGTTCACAAGCAAGTCAGAAATGGGAAAACTTGGTGGATTATTTGGACTTGTAAACTCGCACCCGAGGTTGATCAAGATCACAGAAAACACTTCGGAAGAGGAGAGAGTGAAGAGATTAATGAAGCATTAGACCGAGCAATTCGAGCAAGCATTAGCCATGAGGAAGCTTACAATAAGATAAAGAATTTGCCTACTCCTACCCACGACCCTATGAGTGATCTTAAACTAGAGGATTTGTTCTGATGAGTGGCACAATGATATTCGTCTTGGGATTAGCTCTTATAGCTATCTTCATGACAGGCTATAGCATCGGTTTCTCCGAAGGGATAAATCATGCCATTAGACGACTTAGTGAGAAAAACCCAACATTAAAGTAATTAGAGAAAGAAACGAGAGAAAGCTAACAGGGAGTTATCAAACAACTATGAAAAGACTTACCCACTACCGTACCAGTGGAAACTGGATCACGGTTCCCCGAACAAGCTATCGGAGTATCGTATTGTTCCTACTTCTTGGTAACTTCAAAGAACTTCGCTTTGAAGATAGAGAAGGGATTAGTACGATCGTAGCTTTGAGTAATGGAAAAGGAAATAATCAACATGAGCGTCAAAAACTACTCTCCACACTTGCTTGATATCTTCAAGCATGTTGGTGAAAAGGGGGAATTTACGTTCAAATGCAAGGACAAGAAAGCAGCATATGCACTTAGAGCTAGATTACACGGACTAAGACGAGCTATGAGAGAAGAAAAGCACTGGCTTACTCCAGTAGCGGAAGCTTGTCATGTTAGTGTTATTAATGAGCATGTCTTGTGGGCGCATAGACCTGATCAGAAGATAGAGGGGGAGATAGCAAAGGCGTTGAAGGAACAGGGGTTTAAAGGAAAAGAGAAGGCGGCTTAAGATGGCTATGAAAACTAAGCATTGGGCAATTCAAAATAAAGATACTCATGAGTTCTTTCACACAAACAACAGTAAGCTAATCCGGCTCTTTTCATCTTTTGAACAGGCGGAGACTTATCGAACAAAGGTGCTTGAAATTTGGATAGAAGATGACGAGAGGATAGACGATTATGAAACTGTGCAAGTTGTGATCTTGAGAAGGATAGCGTAAGATGGAAGTCGGTGCTGGTGCTTATGACAAAACAAAGAAAAAGCTTTTGCCTAATACAAGCTGTGTGAGGCAATTAGTCGGGGTGTTTTATAGAGGGGAGTTGGTAGATGTTGAATTCACAGTTGATCGAGCAAAGGCTACGGCGAGTAGGCTTAGTCAACAAGACAGCGCAGCTAGGAAAGTTATCCCTACATTAAAAGATTATACAATACGAGAGGTATTTGTAGTAAGCACAGATTTGAACACGTTATTCCTTAATCAAGCGAGAGCTTTGCTCGAAGACGCTGTAGCTAAGCATGGTGATTTGCAAGCTTCGGAGACTAGAAGGATTAATAGTGCTAAGAAGGAAGGAGAAAAATTAGCTGATCATCATTGGCAAGAAAGACACTCTGCGTTCTTGAAAGTAGAGAGTTTGAGGAGAATAGTTAGTGCTCTAGAGGAAGGTTTAAACACCGAAAAATTTGGCTTAGGGGCTTGACTTTTCCTGAAAATTATGGCATTTTACGCAGATGCTTCAAGTCCTCCCAAGACAGAAGCAAAGTAGAAATTCCAAGTAAGGTTCTCTTAGCGAGGTCTCACTTTACTTGGAATAAGGCGAGAAGGAAGTAACTTTGAAGAAGGGTATTCTGTCCCTGCCCCTTCTCGGTTGGCACGGCTTCCTTCTCGCCACTTCTTTCAACAAAGGAATTCAACATGACTGATCGCTCTGTTTGGATCGCCGCAGTTGATAACGCAATAGCCGAAGCTATAAGTGAAGCGGTTACGCCACTTAACGCACAGATTAATAGCCTCCAGCTTACAGTTACCGATCTACAGAATAAGCTGACAGTTGCTATGGAGACAATTAGAGTTGCTACGGAAACAATTGCGGTTGATACAGCAACAATTCTTGACCTTCAAGCAAGGCTAGCAGCAGCAACCGTGCTAAGACCAGAATGGCCCAATGCTACAAACACTGGTGCTAAAGGTCCATTCACTCCTTACACTGGTCCTAGGAACATTACTGTAGCGGGTACAGTTCTACAAAACCTCGATCTATCCGGCGGGCAGCTTGTTATCAAAGCTGCGGATGTAGTCATCCGTAATTGTATGTTCAACGGAACAAGCTGGTATGCTATTCGTGCGGATGATCCGGCTGCGAATAATCTAATCGTCAAGGATTGTACTTTCAAAGGTCCGGGTACTGGTGCAACTACTAACACCAATACGGCTGCGATCTATGGTAGGGGTAAGTTTGTTAACAATGATATCTCCGGCTTCGAAAATGGTATTTCTTTTGTCGATGGTCCGGCTTCTGCTATTGGTAACTACATTCATGACTTGGCTGATGGCGGCGGTCCGCATTACGATGGTATTGAATGCCACGGCGGGCAGCATGATATTCTAATCGAAGGCAATCATGTTGAAGTTCTACATTCACAGACAAGCACTGTGTTCTTGAAGAATGATTTCGGACCAATTACAAATGTCATGGTAAGAAAGAACAGGCTTATTGGCGGCGGTTACACTGTCTATGCTGACAACACTGGAGCTAACGGCGGTGCGCTAACCGGAATTAGCTTTGTTGATAACGTGATGGGAAAGGGAACATATGGATATGCTTCTCTCAGAGTTTCAACAACATGGACTGGTAACGTCGATATGAATTCGGGAAATCCAATTTAACAGTCGCCGGCGCGGGGTAGCTCCCCGCTGAGGGAGAGGAAGAAAAAATCGGGGAGCGTGGCCCATAGGCAGCGTCCGATTGATCCTATGGTCGAACATAGCGGTGAATGCTTCCTCTCCCAAAGGCGACTAGCTTAGCGTTATCTCAGCGTTATATGATCTAGCTGTTCTACCAAAATCAATTTAGTTCTGAAAGGAAAGGAATTCCTCCTAGCGCCCAAGCCCCCGAGTGGCTAGGAGGATAGAAGGCGGGAAAGGCTAGAGTGGCAACCATCCCATCCCACGCTCGAAACCTCTCCCGCCTTCGCTCTTATCAAACCAATGCCCCAAAAACGATCTGTTGTTAGTAAGAAGCGAACCACAATTTACATTGAGGAAGAGCTGTTTGAAAAGTTCCAAGAAAGCCATTTACGCTTTGGGGATTTTTCCAACATCATGAATGATTTGTTGAGAAAATATTTAAACGAGAAAGACAAGAGTAATGAATTTAGAGGAATTACACTGTGAGGAAGAAAGGAAGTTTCTTAATCAAACTTTCATCATGATCGATCTTCTTCCTTCAGAATGGAAAAGGCTTGTTAGCGATTATGGAGAAGACGTTCTTAATTACTTCTACATTGAAAAGAAATCTTATCTAGACACAAAGTGTTTGTTAGAACAAGAATATGGAAAACCAATCAGAAAAAGAACTAAAGACAAAACTTCCCCCGCTCTTCGACGATATTACCGATGAAGAACTTATGGAGAAATTAGGAATGGAACAGGCGGAGATTGTAAGTAAAATAAATGGCTATAGGATGAAAGCATTAGAAGGGGGAGGATTAACCGACGATGAAGTTCGGGATGGAATAAGACTAATTGTAGAATTGAGAAAAATTCGAGCCGGTGGAAAAGGACAAAGTGAGCTTCCTAAAGTGCTTGAAGAAAAGCTAGAGGAATTGTTCTAATGACTTGCGCTAAGTGTAAAGGTAGAGGCTTTATCATAACCGATATCATAAGCGGTAATACGAGTAAGTGTACCGAATGTCAGGTTTTTAATCTATCAGAAGGACAGGAAAAGCAAGTTTCTACTCTTGTTCCTGTTAAAGACGCCGCACTTCCTTCTATTTTGTTCAGCAAAAATCCCGGTCAACATTTTAGTAGAAGCTACGAGGTTATGTTCTATCCTAGTGATGGAAGCCCGCCTTTTCATATAACATTTGATCAACATGATAATGCTATTAGTGTGAGCTGCACATTTGTTAAATATATTTTGAAACCTTATTCTTGGTTCCTAGCTAATGGTAAAGTTGATTTCTTGAGGTTTCTTTAATCATGACAAAAAGAGCTAGACCTATCTGCGACGATTTAATGGAAATAAAAAGAATTGTCCAATTCATTGCTGATGATGAAGGAAAAATATTGAAAGAGATTATCAAGCTCTGTGATGACGCTCTTGGTAAAGCTAAAAGAATGCAAGCTAGGCTTCAACAGAATAAAGCAGATATTCTAAAACTAGCTCTTATGGGAAAGAAATAACAATGACCCCAGTAAAAGAACTTCTCGATAAAGCTACTTTCCCAGAAGTAATAGACAGTTCAATCCTTACTACTGTTTCTTGTCCGACAAAGTTCTTCTATCAATATTGCATGAATTTATCTCCTAGTACCAAATCCGTTCACTTACATGCTGGCGGGGCTTTCGCTCATGGCGTTGAAACAGTCCGTAAAGCTTATTACCTCGATAAAGTACCACTCGATCAAGCCCTCTACACCGGCTGGAAGGCGCTTATCCATTATTGGGGAACTTATGACGACGTGCCGCTTGAAGGAACTGGAAGTTATAAAGATTTCATTAATGTCTCGGCCGCGCTCTTTGATTACTTTCGAAATTATGATCCGGAAACCGATCACATTCAGCCGTATCGAAAGCATGATGGATCACCTGCTGTTGAGTTCACATTCTCCATTCCCCTCCCTATCATACACCCTACGAGTGGAAACCCGCTGCTTTATGCCGGGCGCTGCGACATGATAGGAGAATATAAAAAGAATGTTTGTGTCGTTGATGAAAAAACATCTTATCAATTTGCTTATAACTGGGCTGATAGTTTTTCTATGCGTGGTCAGTTTCTTGGTTATACTTGGGCAGCTAGAGAATTTGATATCCCTGCTACAATGTGTGTAGTTAGAGGGATTGCTATTCAACAGAAATCAATAAAACACGTCGAAGCTCTTATTCAATTCCCTGAATTCCAGATTAAACAATGGCATGAGGAAATGTTGGAGAAAGTCCAATATCTTGTTGATTGTTGGAATAACAAGAACTTTCGAATGAGCTTTGGTGATGCTTGTTCCTCATACGGCGGTTGTAGTATGATGGATTTGTGCAAAAGTCCTAATCCTGAAGTATGGACAGATAGCTTCGCGGTGAGAAAATGGAACCCTTTAGATGTGGGCCAAGTGAAGGAAACTGCTTCGATATGAACGAGAGGAAAGCTAAAATCCCTAGAGCTAAATGGACCTATCGCTTCGCTAGAAGGGAACTAGCTAAGGAAGAAGCAAGAGAACAAGGAATTCATGTTAGCAAGCTTAAAGGCTGGCGACTTAGTGGAAGTAGGAAAGATGAAAGAAATAACCCCTAGACAACGTGCTCTTATGGAGGCTGTTATTCAGGGTGAGTCCTACAAGGTGACGGCCTTCAAACTAGGCATAGCTCCGAATACTCTGAAAAGTCATTTCTTCTGGATCAAGAAGAAACTAAAAGGTAAGAACAGAATAGATACAATCATTAAGTATCTAATCCATGAAGGGAGATTGATTGAAAATGAAACCAGAACGGTATATGAACGAAAGACAGTTCCGGAAAAACGTTGAACTTAGGACTAGCTTAGCAGGAGGTAAGGTACCAGAAGGAATGGATTGGAGAAGGATAACATTAGAGACTTTGCTAAAGAATAGAATAACTCTTCCTAAAGTAAGTATTTTGGAGAAAAGTAAGTGAGCGAAGAAACTAATGATGAAAGCAAAAACCCTAACTCCAACGGAACAAAAACTCTTCTTATCGGACCTCCCGGAACGGGAAAGACTACTAGTCTTGTTACATTCATTGAAGCAGGACTTGATCTTTTTGCAATCGGAACTGACCCCGGTTTTGAAGAGGTCATTCTTGACGCGATTAGAGAAAGAGGACTTGATCTGGATAAATTCCACTATCAATACATTGCTCCTGCAAGTGTTGATTTCGACACGATGATAGCACAGGCTAAGCAGATAAGTAGTTTTGGGTATGATGCTCTTAGTTCTTTGAAAAGTGGTCCCGGTAAGGGTAAGTATAATCAATTTGTAGAATTGCTTTCTTGTTTGAGCAATTTTATTGATAAGAGGACTGGTAAAGAATATGGCCCAGTTGATGCTTTCCCGCCTAACTGCGCTGTCGCTATTGATAGCCTATCTGGTATTAATGTCATGGCTATTGATTTGGTACTTGGCGGGAAAGTAACTGCCCATCAAGGCGAATGGGGAGTGGCGATGGCGGCGGAAGAAAAGCTAATTCTTAAGCTAACTGGTGATTTGAAATGTTTTTTTGTGCTTACGGCACACATAGAGAAAGAACCAGACATCGTATCCGGTGTGCCAATTACAATGGTGGGAGCGTTAGGCAAGAAGCTTGCGCCGAAGCTGCCGAGGACTTTCTCCGATGTTATTTTGGCGCAAAAGGAAGGCGACAAGTTTACGTGGAGTACCGCTGCCGTGAATGTGGACTTGAAGTCTCGTTCGCTTCCAATCAAAGATAATCTTCCTCCCTCGTTCGAACAGATTGTGGAAATCTGGAAAGCTAGGAATGAAATGAAATGATCTGCCCGCATTGCAACAAGGTAATTATTAAAGCTCCCGATGAACTTGTAGAAGAAATCGAGAGACTAGACTTGCCTCGTAGGCAATATTTGATCGTATTAGGCTTATTCCGACATTGGCCGGGTTATACAGATAAAACAATTCTTATGAATGAAGTTTGGGACGAACGAGACATGGCTAAGATCATTCAGCCAAATCCAGAGAAACTACTTAGTCCGCATGTTAGTCGCATTAATTCCGCCTTGGAAGCAATCAAGAGCCGCTGGAGAATTCAGAATTTCCGCTATCGTGGGTATCGTTTCATGGCGGAAGTATTAGGGTAATCAGTAAAAAAGGAGTAATCAATAGAGTAATCAGTAATCAGTAAAACTACCTCTAACATAACTAACCTCTAACTAATTAACTTTGGAGAAATAAAATGGCTACTTCTACCTTCGATCCGAATGTCTTCCTCTCGCAAGAGATTAAGGGAGCAAACGAAACGAAGTACACTCCCATTCCCAAGGGAGAATTCAAAGCTTACGTAGACGACCTTGGGATGGACGAGTATAATGGTCAGCCGATCCTTATTGTTACTTGGGCTATCATGAGCGACGAGCTTAAGAAAACCCTTGGACTGGAAAAGCCGACTATTCAGGATCGCTTGTTCCTCGATTACGAGAACGGCGCTCTTTCTTTCGGTCCTAACAAGAATGTGAAGCTTGGACGTATCCGTGAAGCTGTTGGGCAGAATGACCCCAAGGCTAAGTGGACTTTCAACTCGCTTCGCGGTGCTGGTCCGGTGGCGATCATGGTTGATCACAAGCCGAACAAGGACAATCCGGAAGAAATCTTTCCAAGGATCACACGCTACGCTAAGAGCAAGTAATTGCGTTCTACTTAGTTATTAAGTAGCGTGTTGGTGAGAGTGGGCGAGGTTTTCGTGAGAGTTAGCCTCGCTCACTTTTCTATCTTAGGAGAAGAGAAATGAGAACAGACGATTATGAAGACTATGAGGTAGTTTATAAATTCGCAACAAAAGACGCTATTCTGGTTGCTCAGAATAATGAAGAGCATTGGATACCAAGAAGTGTGTTGGATTATTCTACAGATAAGAAGATAGGAGATAACTATTTCGGTAAAGATCAAGACATTAAAATTCGTTTAAGAGAATGGTTCGCAGATAAGATAGGATTAAGATGATGGTTGATAGAGCTAAAGACAGCCGGCCCGAGAACTTCACTCTTGAATACGCGAATGAGGATGGCTGGTCTGATTGGATACATCCCCTAGAAAACTATAAGATGCAATGTTGTGACTGTGGTTTAATCCATCAAATAGAGTTCCGTATAGATGCTATTAATCAACTTAATTTTAGGGTGAAACGCAATGACTGATACGCCCGAGGACGTGGCGGACCTAATCGAACGGTTCAGTGGTGATTGGTATCGTCTGACAGATGCCAAGACCCGGCGTGAATTTGCTGAGTTGCACATCACCCGCTTGGCGCAAGAGCGCGACGTTATGCAGGGCGATTTCAACGATTGCAACAGCGAGCGAGCGCGGTGGCGTCGAGTTGCCGAACGCTGTGAGACTGAGAAGCAGGCAGCCGAGCAAGCCCTCGCCGCCGTTACGCAGGAGTTGGCCGACGAGCGCGCCGCTTATCTCATAGTCAAGCCGCATCTTGTAGCTCGCGCCGAGAAAGCCGAGCAAGAACTTGCCGCCCGCGAAAAAGAAGCGGCGGCAGCATGGGACAAGTGCGAAGAAAGACGGCTTGAAGGAGTAAAGTATCGCGATGCGTTGAAGCCGTTCGCTAAAACAAACGAACGTTTGGAACGAGATTACTCCGAATATCCCGATAAAAGTCACTTGTTTTTCGGTGTAACGCACGGAGACTTTCGTAAAGCAGCAGCCGCCCTAAAGGAACACACAGACAATGGCTGACATCAAAGTGAATTATCGACAAGAACGCATTGAGCGGCTTTTGAAAGAGCTGCAATATGAGATAACTCGCGGTATGTTGGAAGCCGAGATAGATGAACAGATTGGTTTCCGTTTCATCGTTCCAGTATCGCGCAAAATATCGAACGGCATCGTCATGTGTGAGTTCATCACTCGTCCGCGTCCGCGTTATGATGCGCTGTCGTGGAGTGAAGATCAACATCCGCCCAAACTGCGGATCGTCAAACAAGAGGAAAAGAAATAATGGAACTCTCACCTAAGCAGCAAGAAGCCATAGCAGCTATAAAGCAATGGTTCGAAGATAATGATAATTATGCTAGCTATCACGCTGATCATCTAGAGAGCGAATTAGCTTCTCTTCCTAAACCAATCTTTAGAGTATTCGGCTATGCGGGCACAGGTAAGACAACAATCATCAAACATTTTATGGCATCCCTTGGGATCGCCAGATCGACTTACTTCGCTGCCTTTACTGGAAAGGCCGCTATGGTTATGCGTAAACAAGGACTTCCTGCATCGACCATTCACTCTCTCATCTATCAGCCTGTCCCGCCAAGTGAAGAAGAATGCAAGAAACTACTCAAACTTATTGAGGAAGAAACAGAGATTGAGAAAAAGGCAGAGCTTAAAGCCGAGTATAATGAAATAAGCAAAGTTCATTTTCACTTGAGGGATAAAGAAGAGAGCAAGCTAAAAGATGCTCGATTGCTTGTTCTTGACGAATGCTCTATGGTCAATGATGAAATGTTGGAAGATTTGCTAACCTTCCAAATTCCTATGATTGTTCTTGGTGATCCGGGACAGTTACCTCCTATCGATGGTGAAGGCGCATTAACTCGCATTACACCAGATGTAATGTTAACAGAAATCCATCGTCAAGCTGAGGGAAACCCTATCATTGACTTCGCAACAAGAGCCAGACATGGCATTTTTATCCCCAAGATACGCCTTGGAAATTCAAGCCACACTAGTCAACAAGCCATCGGTAAGGACGAGGTTCTTTCGGCTGATCAAATTATTTGTGGCAAGAATGCAACTAGGCAAATGCTCAATCAAAGGATCAGAGGACTTCACGGCTTTACGGAACTCTACCCGCAAGTGGGTGAGAAACTTATCTGTCTCAAAAACAACATCGAAAAAGGATTGTTCAATGGCCTAATGTGTAAGGTTGTTGAAGTTGGGAAAATGCTAGATGTTGGACTTGAGCTTAAGATTTGGAAAGAAACCGATGTTGAAGGACAGCCTCCTACTCCTGTGATTGCACTTCGCGCTCATTTCGAAGTCTATCAAGATAAAGATGCTGTTAAGAATTTGAAATGGTGGGATAGAACGGATACTGATGAATTTGATTTCGGCTATGCGATAACCTGCCATAAATCTCAAGGTTCTCAGTGGGATAAAGTATTAATCTGGGATGATAAGTTCCTAGTGTGGGACAGAAAAGAAAGAAACAAGTGGTTGTATACTGCTATAACTAGGAGTGTTGAAAGTGTCACAATCGCAAGTTAGGAGGAAGCAATGAGTGCAGAAATCTGGCAAAGAATAAGAAATAGTGTTGTTGAAACTCGTCCAGACTTAGCCGAAGAGTTTAACTCTTGTCGGGATAGAGAAACTATCGTTAACTTCATGAATAAGAACTTCCCTCTTACAGAAGCTATGGTAGGTAGGGGGAAAGAAAATTGGGATAATCATTTCTCTGTCAAAATTCCTGATATGTTGAAGGTGCACAAATGGGAGAAGGAAGAGAAGGAAAGTAAAGAATAATGCCCGTCACCTGCTTATTCGGTCCCGCTCATGGCAGAATAGTTCCTTCTCCAAGTAATAAGGGGGAGGAACTTTGCTATAAAGTAGCATTATTCCCGGAGGAATTTGAAGTTACAGCAGTAGAAACTAAAGAAACTAATGTCGCAGTTATGACCGCGCAATATCGTCTTTTCACATGGACAGCAGACGATCTTCCTAATAGAGTTTTTGTTCCAATAAATATGACTGATAATCAAGTTGTTAGAAAACTCCTTAAGATAGCTTTTGATCATGCTAAGTCCTAGCACATTCTATGGAACTAGGGGTAATCGCTCTGGTTCCATAATGATGATTGGTGAAAGTTGGGGTAAAACCGAAGCTTTCAAACAACAACCTTTTGTTGGAGAAACAGGGATAGAGCTAGAGAAAATCCTTTACGAAAGCAACATACCTATAAATGAAGTCTTCTTTACAAATGTCGTTAGTTCTCGTCCAACAGACAATGACATGAAAGAATTCTTTTGGAAGACTGGAGAAGCTCGTGAGAAGAAAATCCCTGAGTTCAAAGGTCTCTATCCGCAGCAAATCGTGTACGATGGACTTCAAACTCTCAAAGAGCAAATTGACGCCATCAAACCAAAACTCATCATTGGACTTGGAGCTTATGCGCTCTGGGCTCTTACAGCTAACAACTACCGCATCGGCGATGATACGGGCTATAAAGTCCCAACCGCAATTAGCGAGTGGCGCGGAAGCCAGCTATACACTGACCCCTATTTCGGGCGGATACCATTTCTCCCTACGTATCATCCTGCCGCAGTCTTACAAGGGTCGTTTGCTTGGCGATACATGATCAAGCATGATTTCTCTGTAAGAGCACAGAAGATACTTAAGGGAGAAAATTGGAATGAACCGAATTATGAATTCATCGTACAACCAAGTTTCGACACAGCGACGCAATACTTATTGCGCCTCTTGTCCCTTCTTGACAAAGGGCCAACTAAAGTCGTTCTTGATCTTGAAACATCAATTACTAGACAAATCATCTCTTGCATCGGACTTGGGTACGAGCGTGGTGTGGCTATGTGCATCCCGCTATTGTCTAAAGCTAGAGAAGAAGGTTACTGGTCCCAAAGTGAGGAGTATGAAATTGTTCAAATTCTTCGCAACATTCTTACTCATCCTAATCTTCGCCTTATTGGTCACAATTTGCTTTTCGACGTGCAGTATATCGTCGATCAACTATTCGTAAGGCCAAGAATTTGGTTCGATACTATGGTAGGGCAGCATGTTCTTTGGCCCGGAGGAGGCGATCCAAGTGATAAAAACAATCAACAGAATTTTGCTCAAGGCATTCAACGAAAGGCACTTTACAACTGTGCCAGTCTATACTGCGATCACTACTACTTCTGGAAAGATGAAGGAAAGAACTTCGACGAGGAAGGAAGTAGAGACGAACTCGAAGGCTGGAAATATAATTGTCGAGACATTGTTAAAACATTCGAAGTCTATGAAGAAGAAGAAAAGCTAATCAAACAATTCGACTTGGAAGAGCAGTTTAATTTCCAAATAGAGATTACAAATGATTTCGCTCTCGATATGATGATAAAGGGCGTTCATGTTAATAAAGAAATTAAAGAAGAAACAAATCGCTCGCTTACAGACGCTCTTAAGGAATTCGACGACAAATTACTTAATCTCATTCCAGAAGAAATCCGACAGCAAGTTGAGCCGAAAGCTAAGGGCAAGAAACTTGCTCCTGGTGTCTACAAGAAAACCCAATGGCCCACTTCTAGTAAGCAGCAGAAACAAATATTCCATGAGATTATGGACATTAAACCAGTGCTTGTTAAAAGCAAGACTGGGAAGAATAAAGGTGAGAGGAAGATTACTTTAGATAAAAACGCTCTTCCTATTCTTGCAGAGCGTGAACCTATTCTTATTCCTATTGTTGAACGTTTAGAAACGAGGCGATCCATTGGGGTATTTCAAAGAACATTCGGAGAAGCAAAAGAAGACTCCGACGGGAGGCTCAGATGCGAATATGCCGTCACAGGAACAGACACGTTCCGGTTCGCATCAAGGAGTAATATTTATGGTCGCGGTGGGAACTTTCAAAACATTCCCTCCGGAAAAGAAAAAGGTCTTTTTAACTTTCCAAACATGCGACGATCTTTCGAGCCCGATGTGGGCTATGAATTGTCGGAGTATGATCAAAGTGGTGCCGACGCCACTGTGGTTGCTTGGGAAGCTGATGATCAAGATCTTAAGGATGCTTTTCGTGCGGGGAAGAAAATTCATCTTGTAAACACAAGGACGTTGTTTCCTAAAGAGACGGAGAATATGACAGATGATGAAATCAAAGCTGGTAACGGTATTCCGGGTTCTTACTATGATAGTGTTAAGAAAGGGGTACATGCTACAAACTACGGGGCCGAACCCCAGACACTTTCACATCGTCTTAAATGGACACTCAGCAAAGCAGAAGAATTCCAAGAACGTTGGTTCTCCGCGCATCCGGGAATACACAAATGGCAAATGAGGACAGAATTCTGGCTGAACGGATTGCAATGTTGGAAGTGCAACTCTATGACAAACGGGCAGAGATTATGTCCAAATTGCGGCGTGGTGTGTGGGAGAACAGTCCAGAACAAGTTCGGCTACAGGATAGTTTACTTCGATCGGTTCAACGACTTGAAGAAGCGTGCGCTAGCTTGGCTGCCGCAATCAACGGTAGCAATAAATGTAAACAAGGGAGCTATGGCGATAAGGAAGAAGTCTTCGCTCTCCTCAAAGATAAATTTCCTCTTACAGGTTCACGATAGTTTGGTTCTTCAATATCCAATAAAATACTCAACTAGTATCCAACAAGACATAAAAGACGCATTGTATTCTGTTGAAGTGAAATGCGATAAACTCTCTTATAACGATCCATTAATTATTCCTTGGTCAGCAAAAGCTAGTCGAAAAAATTGGGGTGAAACAGAAAAGATCGACTGGTAATGGTGAGAAGGAATGGCGAGAAGGCTAAAGAACTGGATTAAATCTTATGCGGATTTCACAGAGGTTAGCGAAGCTCCACTTACTTTTGACTTTTGGACAGGTCTTAGTACAATCTCTGGAGCTTTGCAGAGAAAGGTTTATATCGATGAAGTAAAGTTCAAACTCTTCCCAAATATGTATGTGTTTTTTGTAGCCCCGCCAGGGGTAGCAACTAAGAGCACAACAGTTGGCGTAGGTATGAGAATGCTACGTGAAGTGGATGGGGTGATAATGGGGCCAAGTACAATGACTTGGCAAGGCTTGACCAAAGGTCTAAGTGATGCTCACCAAAGTTTTCCTGTTAGTTCTCCCGAAGTTATTGATCCTCTTGCCATTGAGTATCGCGAGCAGTCCGCCATTCTCTGCGAAGTTTCCGAACTTGGGACTTTCCTTAACATGCAGGATGATGGGCTTGTCTCGATGCTCATCGACCTATGGGACGGACGCGACGTACCGTGGGAAAGATGGTTGTCTACTAAGGAAAATCTAAAGATCATAAACCCATTGATCGGAATGGTAGGAGCAACTACTCCCGCTTGGATGGAAAGACACTTCGATGAAATTGCAATTGGGAACGGGCTCACCAGTAGGATTGTCTTTGTCTACGGTGAGACGAAACGTCGCTTCATTCCTTATATTAGTGATCTGGTGGAGAGTGAGCAGGCGCAAGCATTACAAGATGACCTTATCAATGACCTTCGTGAGATTGCACAACTTAAAGGGCAGTTTGAAATTACCAGAGAAGCAAAGAACTTAGTTGGAGAATGGTATGAGCAACATTGGACAGAGCCGGAAGAACATTTGCGTGACCCACGTTTTGCCGGATACCGTGCTAGAAAATTTGCACACTTGCATAAGATCGCAATGTGTCTCAGTGCCAGCAAGGGAGATAGCCTTAAGATCGATTACGAAGATATGGCAATGTCCTTTGCCATCCTCACAGGTGTCGAAGCAGATATGTTGCGAGTCCTCAGTACAATCGGAAAAGTCGCAAGTTCAAGACAAATGGACTCAGTGTACGAAACTCTCAGAACTGGTGGAGTTCATTCGCGCAATACGCTTTGGAAAAAAGTTATGAATTCTATGAGTTCGAAAGAATTCGGAGAGGCTTTGGACGGGCTTGTCAACGCGGATATGATCAAGATAGTTAATCAACAAGGATCGTTGTTTATCAAAGCTCTTGAACAAAAAGTAACTGAACCTCTGGACCAATCCCAATTCGATGAAGTTAATGACGAAACAAATGCTGCTTAAACAAATAGAGCGCGGCTTGCTTACCGCGCTCCTCATTTTCTTTGTTGTTTTTATTCTCTGGCCGATCTTAACTCTCGGCCTATGGAATTTAACTATTTCAACAAGCTACCTCCAGTAGCAGCGCCGACCTTACCGCCGATTTCAGGAACTACTTTATTCCTGAAAATCTTTCCTGCTGTCTTAGTAATAAGCTTCTCGGCAGCTATCTTGCTCTCATGGCTTTCAAACAAACTACCATATAACGATTGAGCAAATCTCACCCCCGGCGAGGCAAAACTATCTCCAGACCAACGAGTTAAGCGATTAAAGAACCTCTTACTAATATCTCCCGTAGCGATCTTTTGAATAGCTTCCTGTTCTTCTTTAGTGAACCATTTGCTTATCTGACTCTTATTTTTAGTATAGAACTTCAAAAACTCATTCTGCAAAGCGTTTTCAAAACTTATCTTAGCTGAACCTGCCTTTGCTTCTGCGGTAGTAATTAGCGTCATAATCCTTTCTGTTCTAAACAACCTATCATTGAAATCTTTCATTGTTCCCCAAGCTTTCAATCCATCACCTATGTTCTTACCAGTACCGGCTTGAAGAAGAGTTCTTTTAATATTCAAATTCTTCATGAAATCATCAATAGACTTTCCGATCTGTGTTATTCCTTCCATATCTTTCAATACTGCTGTATCTTTAGCTAGACCAGAAGAGTCAAACACCGCGTCTCGAAGAATTCTTTCTTTCAAATCATTCAAAGTTCTGAGATTAACAGGTTCTCCAGCTTTAACAGTCTTAATAACTTCATTAAAAGCTGCTTGGCTATGGGGGTAATTATACTTTGAATTAATCGGCCCTCCGAGGTCTTTTGTTATCTTCTTCTGCAATTCATTCAAACCTCTTTTACTTACCATAACCCCGCTATCGTCCATAGCTTTTAAACTCTCATCGACAACTTTCTTATTCTCATTCATTAATCTTTCTGCCGCTTCAGAGAGAGTTTTATCTCCTACTCCAAGCTTAGAAAGTAAGCTTGTTCCCATCTTTCCAAGATAATACCCACCAACGCCTGTAACGCCGCTAGTTCCGGCGCTAATAGCATAATCAACAGGACGTTCGAGAAGCGGTTCACCTTCTCTCATTTTATCGATAGCGGTACTAACAACTCCCATTCCGGCACCACTTAGCAAAGCCCTACCGGGAGTAGCGAACGCCGCGCCGGGGAGAGCTATAGCACTACCGATCTGCCCAGTTGTTTCAAGCATATTTGGAAGCATTTCACTCCCTGTTTTCAAAGCCATCATCATTCGAGCTTTAGAAGTCTTTTGTGCTTCTTGACGAATAGCTTCGGGGATAGCGGTTAAATCTCCCTGACCTATGCCTTTTGCTACGCCTGCAACAGCATCACCAAGCGGTCCCGCTGTAACCCGCATAGTGTTGTCGATGTTCTCCATAGAACTGGGCGCATTGATCCTAGCATCTTGGGGCGTTACACCCGCTAGCGGAGCCAGAGAGCTTGCTACAGCGTCCGAAAGGGGCAAGTCCGCTGGAGCTGGAGCATTCGCCGCAGCAGCAGCTTTAGACCCTGCTAGGATAGCCCCAACAAGCCCCTCCTGTTCGCTCTTCTTCGCCGCAGCAACAGGGGTGATATTAGTTACTGTCTCAGGATTTTTAATCCCTTGCTCAGCCAAAAGGCTTTGCATAAGCCTAGCTTTGCTCGCAGCTATTTCATCTTTGGTAGGCATGTTTTACTTCCCCTGTTGAGAAGAAATCCACTGATCAAAGCTAGCTTGATCCTCTGGATTGAGCCAATGGGTTCTAATCTCATCCGGCATGGATTTGATAAAACTTCCCCAATTTGCTCTTACATCGGGATCAGTTATATAACTCGGCGGGGTAGAGAAGTCTCTACTAACTCCGCCAGCACCATTCATTCCTTGATTAATGTAGTCTCGAAGGAGGTTGTTATAAGCATTCTCTCCCTCTGCTACACTCATACTTTTATCATTAACAGCCTGAGCAATACTAGATTTCTGTGCTTCCATGCTCGGATCGAAGACGAATTTAGCGACTAGCAAGTGTTGCTTCAGATCACTAGCTCGCATGGTTTGCTTAAGCACAGTTTGCGTACTAGCAAGCAACTTATCTTCATAATCCGAAATGTTACCGAAAGCACCGCCGGTAGGACTAGCAGCTCGAATAGCATGAAGCTGATCAACAGTCATGTTAGAAGTAATCTGCTGTATTGCCGCTCCTACAGCTTGGCTTTCTGTCATAGGAACAAAGTTCAACAAACCGCCAAAACCAGTAACAGTAAGATTTGGGTTCTTGGCATTATCGATCGCGGTCATAACCTGATCAACTGAGATATTAACAAGAGCCGCTTTACCTAGCTGATTTTGCCTTTCCTGCTCTAGAACATTCTTAGCATGTTGGGCTTCCAAATCAGCCTTACCACCGGGAACGTTAGTGATAGTAGGATTGCCCTCACTATCATAACTTGTAACTTGTCCCTGCGGTGCAGAGAACTCATTAGCTATCTGATAAGCCCTGCTCATCATCAAGTTATAAGTCTTTTTATCTCCATTAGCGTCTGCTTCTTTAGCCGCTTGGATGGTTTTCATAAGCTCGCTAGGAGTACCTTTAGCGGTAATATCTTGACCTCTAAGATCGATATTCTGACCCCTTTCAGTCAAATCTAGCCTACGATCATTCTGAGCAAGTTCTCTCTCTTCTTTCGTCCTTTTCAACGCCGCTAGTTCCATCCTAGCTGGCATCTGCATAGCTTTGCTAATCGCGCTCATGGGACTTCCACCCCCAAGCATCGTAGTAGCAAACTGCATCATCATTCCCTTAGTCGAAGGGTCTTCCAGAAAAGCCCTATTATTACTAACTCTTGTATCGTAATCCTCAATGTTAGCACTGGGCATATTCCTCCCCTGACTGGGAAGAATTAAATCTCCAAGCCCCGTAGGAGCCGCCGGATTAACTCCCGGAATAGAGCCCGTCGTTGCTTGATCCATCTCCTGCCGTGAAGACGAACTAAGAGCTTTTCTCTTCTCCGATTGCTTATCGATGAATGCATCATAGCCTCCACCGCGACCTTCACTAGCCATTGATTAAGCCCTTCCCATAAGTTGAGTAAGCGACGGAAGCCCCTGCCCACCAGCAGGAGAAAGCATCATTAGCATGAGCTTCATAGCATTGGTATTATCGTAAGGTATTCCACTACGCGGAGGAACAGCACCGGGAGCTTTAGGCAAGTTCATATCCATATTACTCCAACCATCACCATTTCCACCATCTTGCAATGCTGCGGCCAGATCGGCTAGGCGAGAATTCAAGCCTTGAGGAGAATTAGTTGTAGTATTCCCTCCATAACCAGAAGGAACACCATTAGCTCCAAGGCTATCATTACCACTTCCTCCCGCCATAACATCGCCTTTTGAACCTCCTCCCCAAGAGTTCAAAGTTGTTCCATTATACTTATTCTCCCACATCTTAGCGAACTGTCCGGCGCTCATTCCTGCCTTACCGCCATTAGAAGTAATCGCACTATCGCCGACAAACTCACCAGCAGGCTTGTTAGGATTAGTCAATAATTCAGCCGCCCCGGCAGCACCTTGCTGATGGGCGAGGTACAACTCCCAAGGCTGAGGCTCACGACCAAGAGCGTTTGTTAGATACTTCTTATTATCTATGCTAAGCTTGATAGCTGCATCTGTATTTGCCTTCCAATCGAATGGGTCTTTCAAGCCATATTGCTTAGCGGTAGAGGGAATGAACTGATACAAACCACTAGCCTTACTGCCTTCATTGAAAGCCTTGGGATTACCGCCACTTTCAATAACAGCCATCCTCATCATGTAATTAGGATCAAGCCCATTCGCCTGAGCCTGCTCACTAATATAACTTCTGATATCTCCCGGCATATGAGTTTCAAAAGCACCCGCTCTACCACTTGCAGGACTTGGGCCAGTTATTCTACTACTTTGCCCAAGCATAGGAGGATTACTAGCCCCACTCCCTGCTATTACATCTGTCGGCGGTGCAACAGGAACAGGATAAGGGTTAGTCTCTGTTCCGGCAAGAGCATTCCCCGGAGCAGGAGGAACAACAGGGGGAGCAATAGGAACAGGAGGTTGAACAACTCCAGGAGCATTACTTCCTGCTACCATGTTCGGATTATTCCCAAGATAATCTCCAGTAATTCCCCTGTTACCTCCATTACTCTCACCAAGAAAGAAATCAAGAAGAGTTTGAGGAGTTATGAAATTATCCGTATTAGCTGCTGTAACGTCTGGATGATCCGGCCCCGGCTGAACAATCCTAGTTCCATTAGGAGAGAACACATCATTCGAGGGATTTTGCATCCTCATATCGCCGCCACTAACGTCCCCCGGTTGCATCAAATCCCTTAAATGCGGGGTGTTATTACTCCCCTCTCCACGATTACTGCCGGGATTTTGAATAGGAGTATTCCCATTCCCATTCCCTAGCATTTGTCCCAAATCCCTCGGCGGAGGAGTTCCACCGGGAGTAGGTTGCATAGAAGTAGACAGATGATCGGTTATTCCTTGCTTGAACTGATCAGGAGTAACACCAGCATTAGCCATATGCTCCGCCATCTTCGCCGGATCACGCAAAGCCGCTTGAATAACGCTAATCACATTACTCGGATTACTCGCCATAGGAGCAGGACTAACCGGCGGAGGAAGCGCCGGAGCCATAGAACTACCCGCAGCCGCATTAGCAGCAAGAGGACCAGCACCAGAACCAAACATTAGTTAAGCCTCCAAGAAGGAACTTGCTCATACTTCACAGTCTTGTATCCATGACTTGTGACTGTGACTGCATCGGGATAGAGTTCTTCAACCTCATCTGCCATGAGCCCAACAACCCGATTATCAGTACCAATATAGCGATACTCATAAACATTAAGGCCGTCAGACAAGGTGTAAATAACCCTCGTTTCATCCTTAAGTCTCCTATCGCTCTTACCAAGCATCATAGGCAGCATTCCAAGAGCACCCATGCCCATCTGCATACCCATCATAGGATTACCCGGCTGATCACTCACTGACTTTGTTGTTCCACCCGGCATACCAAATGCCATCTGAGCAACATCTTGAGCAACGCTAAAGGGTATCATCTGTCCATTAACGAACTTCTGAACCTTCTCGCTAAGCAATTGCTGCTTCATCATTTGTTGCTGAGCGCCGACACTTTCTTTCAATTGCGCGGGAAGGAGAGACTGCTGGAGGATATTGCTCTGGTTTTGTAATAGATCACTTCTTCCAGCAAGAGTCTGATTAGCATTCTGCTGACCTTGAACCATAGCCCCAAGACCAGCTTGATAGTTCTCGTTACTCATCTTGCTAGCTATATCGGCGAGAGATTGAGTAGCAGCTTGTCCTGCAATACCACTGGCAATCCCCTGCCTAGTACCGCCGTAAGCACCGCTATTAATACTCTCATTCTGTATTCCCGGCAATATCTGCTGCTGGAATTGCTGAATAGTCGGTCTGCTCGCAGCTTCAATAGCCCCTTGCAAATAAGGATTACTATCGGCCCTAAGAACATCACCGCTTGTCAAGAACTGCTGTTGCTGCCTAAGCTGATCATAGCCAGCTAGACCTTTCAAGTAATTATTCCCTGTCTGGCCTGTTATTGGCAACATCTGATCCGCCGCAGACATAGTCATCTGCTGAGCTTCTTTTTGAAGAGGATCAAACCCAGCAATAGCACTTCCCTTGTATTGCTTGGGAGGGTTCTTCAGATAATTCTTAGCGATCGGAATAACAGGCTCAATCAAAGCCCTCTGCTCAGGAGAAAGCTCTTGAGTGGTTGTAGTAGTGGATTGTCCACCGCCCATACTCATTAGACTAGTTCCTTTCTATAAACCACACCGGGGACGGTGTAATCTAGTTTAAGTAGAAGCTTTCCCCACTCTTTTCTTCCAAGAACATCGACCATAACAGCACCCTTTTCCTTACCCCAATTCTCTATCTTTTTCAACTCTTTTATCATAGCTCTAGTCAGCCCACTCCCACCGCAATAAGAAATTCTCAAAACTTTCTTCTCTGGATATTCGTCGAGTTGAGTAATACAAGCCATTATAACATCTTTCTCGTCTTTTATCATAATCCAGAGCTGTTGCTGTCCAGCAAGTAAGTTTCTTCTAATTTGATTAAGAGTATAGAACTTATCCCAATGCTCTTTTCCATTCATAATATGAGGAAGGACTTTAATCCAAACGTCCATGACGTGTAACGCGGGGACTATTGCTATTCTAAAGCTCATTGTTAAGCCAGCTTCAAATATTCAATAACAAGCATCCAACCACTTCCACCATTACCGCCAGTACCAGCAGCGCCGCCAATAGTTGAAGTTGCTCCGCCGCCACCGCCACCAGAATTTGCTTGTGCAGCACCACCGCCAGCACCACCCGCACCACCGGAAGCCGTTCTTGCTCCTATGCCAGCACCGCCTCCCCAATTACTTCCACCATTACCACCTTGAGTAATAACAGCAGCCGTTATTCCCGGCGTCCCCATAGAACTCCATCCTTTATATAAGCCTGTCGCGCTTTGAGTAACAGCGTTAAACGCACTTATTTGCCCAACAGCACCAGCACCCATAGCAGCGCCACCGGGACCGCCACCGGCAGAAAGTAAAGCTCCTAGCGTCGTTGCAGCTCCCGCATTGCCCGCCGCTCCAGCGCCCGCGCCTGTGCCACCAGCGCCTATAGTAACAGCCTGCGAAGCACCGATAGTAGTTTTAGTAAACCGATCATAGGCGAGTGATCCACCATGCCCGCCGCCACCAGCAGTTAATTGCCCCGCTGCCGTTGCTGCCGCTCCACCGCCTTGCCCACCGCCACCAGAAGCCCAAACATCGCACTCCAACATCTTACTATCAGGAGTGAAAGTTCCATTAGCGGTAAACAAAGTTCCTTTCCTAGAACCAACAAGTAACGTTTGATCGCCAGAAAGCAATCTCCAAACACCATTTATATAAGAATAAAGCCCGATGCCTAAACCGGGGTTCCAACTTGTTCCATCGGCGTATAGAGTATCGCCTTCTTGAGGCTTATCAAGAAGAACAAACTGCTCTTCGAAGTTAAAAACATTAGCTCCTTTTAACGCATCCGCAATTCTCCCATATTCTCGCTTAAGATACTCTACGAGATTTTTCTGGAAATCAGGATCATCCGGCTTAGGAGGATTTTCCGGAGAATACCTAGTTCCAGTAAGAGCACTTGTAGCCATTACTGTTCACCTAGAACTTCAATATCTAGATCGAAGCCTTCAATAATAAACTCATTATCGCTCGATCCAACGTTGCTAAACTTAATAGCTATGAACCTAGCATTCACAGGATAGAAGTCCAAATATTTAGTAGTCCCTGGAGTAAACACTTGCGCTGTCTGGTAAGTTACAGTTTGGCCTTTAAACTCCGCACCGCCAATTTGAACATTAAACCTACCGCCTGTTGCTTTAACCCAAACTCGACTAACGAGCTTCATAGCATCGTTGTCGGCTTTAAGCTCGCCACTTACTCTATCTTGTCCAGTTACTGCTATGCCTGTTCGTTCGATATATACTGTTCCAGCAGAACCAGAGAAAGTATTTGAATTCTCTTGTTCTACAATCATCGTGCTAGCAGGCCTAGCAGAAAGCATCTTTTGAAAATGCGGCGAGAACAAAGCAACGTCCCAAGCCGTCGCATCCGCATTCCACTGTCCACTATCTTGATCCCAAGGATCGCTAGTGGAACCAGTAGGGCCAACAGCAGAGAAGGAAGTATTAGCTCCAAGGTTTCGAATAGTAGTAGTGTTATCTCTCCAATTATACACAATAGCGATAGAAGGATACGTATCACCGCCGACTGTAATGCAAGCCCAAGCCTCACTCATTTCAGGCAAGGCTACAACATAGCAGTTTTGCGATCTAGCAGGAGGGATAGTCTCAAATACATACTTACGAAGTTTCTTATCCAGAACACTTCTTGAATTCTGCCCATCATGGATGATAACATCTTCACCAGTTAGAACAAAATGCGCCGCACCTTGGTCAATAGCGCAGACACAGTGTCTAGCCATAATACCAGAGTTAATGAAAATAGGATAAAAACGGAAGATACTATTTCCACCGATATACTGCATTCCCCAAATTGTATTGTCTTTATAAATAACCAGAATATCGCGCAGGATGAGAGCATCTTTGATAATGCCGGGGAATTCATCAACTATTTCCACTTCACCAGCGAGCTTAGTAGGATCAGTTTCATCCCAAGTAGAAGGAACCGCACCGGGAACAGCAGGGTGAGACCATTTTACAATATGGGGATAGTTAGTGCCGCTTCTTGTTATATTACAAGCAACAAGAAATCCCTTGAAAGGCCGAATAACTTCACAACGATCATTCGCGGGCCAGTTAGTCAAATCAGCAAAGTCATTCGCCAACGCTGGCGCTGCAAAATATTGCGGCTTATCACTACCATTTGTAATGACAGGAATACCGCTAAGTATCCCGCCATTCCAAAGATTATCCGCATTCATTGCATAAGCGCCGCCGACCGTTCTACTCACATCGGCATGACTAGACCCATCAGTAAGATACAGTTTGGTTAAATCGGCATAAACCCAATACGCCGCAGTTCCAGCCTGTACTGGCATAAGCCAATAAGGATTACCGCTTGGCGTTCCAAATATCTGAGCAGGGCTCGGCGCTCTTATTCCTTTTCCATCCCTGAACCTAAAATCCCTCCCTTCACTCCAAGCTCTCGGATCAATCTCCTCCGCAGGGATATCTTTAATAATCCCAATTGCGCCAACGCTATAAAAAGGAACCTTACCCATTTCTTTTCTTGCTTTCTTCAATCCTATCCAATTGCTGATCTATATGCTGGAGCTTGATCATGATATCAGTCAATTGTCGTTCGATTGTACTTATTCGCCCATCGACAGTTTCAATTATAAAAGCCTGAACTCTAGGAACAGCCAACCACCAAGTCGCAGTAACTATCAAGACGAAAGTAGTAAAGTGGCGTAACACAATCTGCCACCAAGGGTCTTTAATTGGAAGTTTCGGCGGCATGATAGTCTCCTAACCGTTTGGATGGTTTTTCTTCCACAAGTCTTTTTGATGCTTTACCTGTTTATCTACACTTTCTTTTGTTATTCTTGGCTTAGGGGGTTCTCCCTTAAGCTTGAGAAGAAGGGCTCGAATAAACTCCAAGCCCTTCCTCACTACCTCAAACCACGTCACAAGCCTTCATTTGCTTGCTACACCAGCGCGAAGCGTAGCAAGACCAAACGCTTCAAGCAGATGCAAAAGCCACTGAGGATCGGACGGGAGACCAGGAATATCCATTCCCAGAGCACTACCAATGCTCCCAAGAGCCATTAGCAATGCTACAATGTAAGTTTTGTAACCGCTCAACATTTCTATTCTCCGTTCTTGTACGCATCAACCGCAGCACCATACGCCGCGATGATCTTCTTCAACTGAACTTCCTTGATATTACCCGCAGAGCAATACTCCCTCACACTGGCAATAGCTGCTCGCTCGGCTTTCTTAGCATTTGCTGTGACCTTCGGGGTATGTGCAGCAAACACGAGAAACGCCGCATGAACATCCTCTGCCACCGCACAAGGATCACGCGAACCAAAGAAGTTCTTCAACTGCAAACCAAGTCCACTAGACTGGCATCCAGTAAGGACTGCCATTGAAGCTAGGAACATGGCGATGATTGCGCTTCTCATCACTATACTTTCCTTCTTTCCGTAACAGTTACGCTGTTACACCGTAGCCTTCTTTCTTAAGAAGGTTATCGTAGACCCAAGCATAGCTTGCGATCAATTGAGCATCATCGAGGCGATTGACAATCCGTCTAGCTTCGAAGAAATTACTTGTTTTGAGAGTGATATAATCACTCAATTTCTTCCCTGTGAACCAGCCGTCTTTCATTCCCTTTACGAGAATAGGAACAGCATATTCGGGAAGGAGAAGTTTCTCAGGAAGTTTCATAAAATCAACTCCGAGGAACTTCCCGGCTTTGATATAATTATAATCCCAAGTAAGCTGTACTAGACCCATTCCAACATAGGGATAATAGTCCTTACTCTTAAGATACTTCAGACTCCCTTGCTCTTTCACTGGGTTCATTGAATGGGCGCTTTCGTGATACGCCGTTGCCAGCACGTAAGCTAACTGGTTCCTTAACAACTTCTGCTTCTTTGCTTCCGTTATTATCCGTCTCGTAGTACCTAAGTCGAGTTTCATTTTCGCTCAACCTCTTCTTCAAACTTTCTTTCTCAGTAATTAGATTTGCTATTTCCTGCTTTTGAGCATTCACAACTTGTTCGAGAAACTTCACTTCACTTCCAAGATTGATAAGCTCTTCCGTTAGGGCAGTTTTAAACATTCCTTTTTCCTTCTTTTTAACCACAATGCAACGTAGCGGGAACAACAAAGCTCCCATCATCATAATCACAAACGTGATAAGTGGCTGTGACTTTCGCTACAGTATGAGGACCAAATATACTATCCTGCTGCGGAACTCCACAACCATTTATCCCATTCATGATCAGATCACCAATTCTCACAGTAAACCCGGCTTCTATTCTAACAAACCCAGCTCCAAGACCAGCGATTATGTGCTTCCCCGGCTCATCGTTCATTTCATTAGAATAAACCCCGTAAACCTTTTCGCTCTTATAATCTTCACAGACCTGAGCTTTAGGCAGTCTCAGATTATCTCTCTCTGCAAACTTACTCGGCTCGTCAACAGTCTCCATGATGCTCCAAGGAAGCGGAACTTCTCCAACTATCTCCGCCCAGTGCGAACCCATGAAAGCATTATAGCTCACCGTGGCGCCACTAATGCTAACCGATCCTTGAATTGTTCCGGCAGACCCAAAGAGAAGAATACTGCCATCGCCAGTTTTACCTAGCGAATGGGAAGAAGAAGTATTAGCCGCCAAAGCTCCAACTGTTGAAATCGCCGCTCCTACAGTATTATTACCATTACCGGGAGTAGTTGTACTGTTCTGTTGAAAGAATGTAGTACCTCCAGTAAAAGTAGTCTGAATATAAAACTCATGCTGAGCATCGCTGCGGTCGTAAGAGTATTTAAAAGTTCCATTATCTGCAATTACAACATCACCGGCGTTAGTAGCATGAGTATTGCCATAAAGTAAAAGCATACCGCCGCCGTTAACCGCAGTATTGCCGCCTTGAATAGTTAGCTGATTAGCATCTGCTCCACCAGCGATAGTATCAACTGCATCTGCATCGGCATCGAGTAGAGTGAACCCGCCTTCATTAAAAGTAATCCAGTTCTTATCTACAGCATTCGACAACCCACCGATAACAACCCTACCATCTTCACTACCATTAGTGATAACTTTAGCTTCGCCTCTGATCCAAGAATACTTAGTCTTATTACCAGCGTCGTCTTTGCCGTTAAAATCAATCTCACCGAGAACATCGTTAGTAGCCGGACTGGCGCTATTTCTATACAAATCTATAATAGGCCCAGCCGTAGCACCAGCATCAGTAGAAAGAAACTGAGCTGTATTCGCCAAAGTAGTAGTATCGAATAGCAATCCTGCTGTCATGCCGGGGAAAGTTGCTTTAAGAACAGTCTTAAGCAACCTAAGATGATCATCACCTTGGCTCTTCGCGTCCGTTCCAACAGGATTAGACGTGTTCAGATCATTGAGAAAGCTTGCAACTTCGAGACCCATTAGTCTTCTCCACCAGCTACAGGTTTACTACCCGCTGCTTCATTACTAGTATTACGTTCATTAAGTTTCTGCGTAGCACGTCCGAGCATACCCGCGAAATCTTGCATAGCAATCTGATCACGAAGACCACTAGCGATAACAAAACCGGCTTTACTTACTAGTATCTCTGGAATAAGAGTGCTCCAGAAATTAGTAGAAGCATCAGCACTTAGCGTAGTATCACTACCATAATAAGTTCCTTGAATGCTATAAACTGCATCAGGAATAGGATAGAAATAAAACACCTTATTGATAATATCATATCCTTTAGGCGTTCCAGTACCATCACTAATAGGATAGCGTTGACGGAGAAAACCTCTCTGATCCGCTACAACAGGAGTTTCCTCATTATCAGTATTTCTAAGAAACAACTGATCATCATCAAATTCTCTAATGAAATCCGCAGGACAACTCACCGTCTGCGTACTAGCAACAGTGCTAAGACCAGTATAGGCTTTCTTCAAAAAGTCTGGAAGTTCAGCCTCTTGTTCTAGCTCTAATTGCGCCTGCTGTATCTGTGTGTTAATATCATTATCAAAAACCGTCCCGACTTTGAAGCCGAGAATAAGTTTAATCCTCTGAAGTATCTCGCCTCTGTTCATTAGTAACCTCCATCTTCCTCATCATCCCCGGCGAGCTTACTAATCCCCTCAGCTTGACTATTCCCCGTCTTCCTCATCTTCTTCTCAGTGAGTTTTACTCCAACCATCGAATAATACTCACTTCCTTCAAGCCGACAGATGCACCCTCGAAGAGTAATAACCACCTCTTGCCCTAGTTTCAGGTCCGCCAAGTCTTCTATATCAAAGGGAACCGACATTTCCTCCTCATAAGAAACCGCCGGTTGGGGTACATCTGTCAGCTTCTTGCTCATTTTACTTACCCTTAGTTCCTTCTTTATCCTTATCGCCGCTCCGAGGAACTACCCCACCGGGGATTTTCGTCGGCGGCATCGAGTCCGGCATCATGTTATTCGGACTGCCATAAGGAACAGGCTTATCCAAATTCCCAGTTCCAGCCATTTACTTACCCTTCTTCATATGCTCAGAGGAAATAGCCTTCCCTCCAGCCATTCCAGCAAGCCTATTTCCGGCTTCCTTTTTCCCATGACCAGAAGGGTTGCTCTTAAGCCCACCACCACCAGTCTTAATTCCACCAATCTTCGCACTCATCTCACTTACCTTTCTTTCCGCCCTTCATGAAATTACCAGCTTTCCCGCCCTTAGTAGAAGCCTGCGGGGGGTACTTTCCAGAAGGAGAACTAGACTTAATTCCACCCTTCATTTTAGACATTTCACTTACTCCTTACACTCTTCGGTAGAGGCTTAGCCCCTTTCATTCCGGTTGGCTTACTTCCCAGCATAGGTTTTTTAATCTCTTGTCCTCTAACTCGCTGAACCATTGTTACTCCAACCCGTATTTCTTCATACTAGCTTTAGTAGGGCTCTTACTTTTTCCTACTTGGCCTTTTGAAGACTGTTTTTTCGACAACGGGCTCTGGTTCTTTGACTTCTTCAACAACTGGCTCTTGTTTGGTTTCTTCATGTTCTTCAATCAACTCCTTCTTCATCTGGTCTTGTGCTGCCTGAAAGACATTGATACTAGGTTGAATTCTATTTCTATCTCTTGGCATTTTAAAATCCTTTCGGAGGGACGAACAAGCAAATCGTATGACCGGCGTCTATTCCTTGTCTATGCGCGCACCAATGATATTCTCCATCAGGAGATTGTTTAACTCGCTTATCCTGATATCCAACAACTTCTCCTGTTGAGTTAATGACGTATCCTTCTGGACGTTCACTAACGGCCTTTTGGGAAACTTGCTCACAATCCATATTCGAGCAACATGCCCAAGGGTATTTCCATCCGAGCGGTGCAGCCGCAGTTGGTATCGCTTCATGAGCTATCACCGGAGAAGCAATAACACCAAAGCTTAATATAACTCCAACTAGAACTTTCATTTGTTGCTTCCTCATGCTAGGAAAGGACGAAGATAATCAATATCCCCACCAAGGATATTCTGAGTTTTGCCAGTTAGATTTGCATCTATAGTAGCAGCACTAGCAAGAACACTAATCTCTGGAATAATACTTGCTAGCCTAAACCCACTCATATCCGCATCGACTTTATGAGTAGCAACTCTAAGAGCCGCTGAAGTAGTAGCTCCGTTATCAACATCATTAGCAAAGATGAATGCCCACACAGCCGCGCCAGCATCATCACAGATAGCTTTGTAAGCTGCACTAATACTAGTCAAATCAGCATTCGTACCTGCATAGGTGAACATATTAACGCCATTCTTCCTAGCGTTAATCGCCGTCATCATCATATTACTCTGGTGATACCAGTTATAGTACACACCATCATGAATTTCACCTGCTTGATACCTATCCAAATCAAGCATAAGCATCGCTCTATTCGGCATCAAATGCCCTGCATCTGGATTATATCCGCAGATCGGCCTAACAACACTATCTTCTTTGACGAAAGTATCTGCCATACTGTCGTTCAAGATATGTTTTTGTTCATTAACACACCAATCAAACACATCTCTTCTATTAGTGATAATCGCCGCTAGCATAGCCGCATGAGTAGCCCAACCAAGATGGTTATTTTGCTTACTTCCCAAGGTATCTGTAGTATATTGATAATATCTCATGATATCATCAGCCATACCACTGAACCAATCTTCCACACTTACTTTATCAGCGTAAGAATAAACCCAATGGTTTCTCGTTTTGAGATAGCACCATGCAAACATGGCACAACCCCAGTTTCTTTTAGTTACAAAATCTCCTTCATCCATACCAGCAGGAAATACCTGCCCTGCAGAAAGCCTCATAGCTCTTTGTCTAGCAAAGTCTACAAGCCAATTCCTAACACTCTGAGCATTTACAGTATTGCTCCTGCCTTGCTTGATATAGCTATCAGCATAAGGAGAGAGCGTGTTTGCTCTACTATCCCAATTCGGCTGATCGGCTAGAGTGTAAGCATAGGTAGGAGGAGCACTAATCGCTGTTCCTGTATTTGTATGAGTATCGGCATCGCGTAGAGTTAGAATAGCTTCAAAATCCGCTGGAGGAACAAGGTCCATACTACGCTTAGGCAAGTAGTAATTCCACATAGCAGTTGCTTGGGCAGTTGAAACCGGCCCAGTAACCATAACTTCCCTAATCTTACCTCCCCAAAATGCACTGGGAGAGTTAGCAGTATTCGAACCAAATCTAACTCTAGTGCTACCAATAGCGGGAACTACAGCAGCAGAAACAGGAGTTCCGTTATCTATGGTAATTGTCGTGGTTGTTGGGGTGAACTGTGCTCTGACAACATGCCGCCAATAGCAATTCGTCGCGCCGTCCTGTGTAGGCTGAGCCGCAGCGCCGTCGCCAGTATCGCAACGTAGCCTGCTAGTCCCCGCCACATTGCCCCTAACAAGCGCCAGCCTACTACCATTCGCCGTACCGCCCATAGACAGCAATTGCCTAGTAGTGGCATCCGAAGGAACAACATCTTGCGTGAAAACACACCAAATTTCAAAGTTAACCGCACCCGTAGGAAACGGCATACTTTCAAGATTTAGAAAATCATCCGTCCCGTCGAACGTAATCGCCGGTTTACCGTTCATACTCGTAGCAGAGTAAGTCGGCCTAGAAGCATCTGTACTTTGCGCCATATCATAGCCGAAGAAATACCCCTTCCAGCTAGACACTTTATTCGGCGCGACAAGAGTTATAAGCTCCGTCCTATCCGCGCTCCAAGCTTCAAGCAAGCTCGTTCCTAGAATAGCCAGCGGCCCGCGCCAAGTACCATTAGCGATACTCCTCGCCCTCGCACGCATCCGGGATTTCTTAATCCTAACTCGTGCTTCACTATCATTCGGGGAATTAAAGAAGCTCATTTTCACCAGCGCCGGTTAGTAAGATTGATGGAGAAAAGGGGGCCATTACAGCCCCCTCTCTTTTCTTCTTACGGCAGGTCCGCAAAAGTCGGAACGGTATTGCTGCAAACAAGACCTTGGACAAACCAATTGGTCCCATCGCAAACAAGTTTCAATCCGATCAAGTTCTGCGGAGTGACGAGAGTAAGCTTAGAGTTAGTTGTTCCATTCGGAAACACAGGGATCAACTCATCCGCACCCGAACCCGCATCAAGGTCACAGTGAACAACACCGCCCTTCATGAAGTTCGTCGCGCTAGCAGTACGGATGATATGGTTCTGCGCATCCGCTGCAACACCACCATAAATAAATTCATACTCCAAGCCAGCCGCAGCCGCCGGAAGTGTGATGGTGATATTTGCAGTAACATCGGGGATGATATGCACCTTCCCCGAATTGAACTCAGACGGAGTATAAGCCGTCACGTTCGGAACAAGCACCGGAGTGCGATCGAGAAAGTAGCTTTCTCGGCTAGTGGAGTGGTCTCTTAGTACGGCACCCATTTCAATCTTCTCCTTTATCCGGATTACATATTGTTGAAGCCGCCGATCCACGCACAGGTGAGACCGCCATGCCACAACTCAATGCCAGCTTCTGTCATCCAGAAACCTTCCCGAATGTCTTCACGCTCTGTCTGCACGTCATCCTTGAACTTAGTATCGCGATTACGCAGCGGACGCCACTTAAGCGCGCTAAAGTCCACAATCAACATGCTATTAGTAAAGAGCGAGTTCCTGTTGAAAAGCGGGTGAGTTTTCAAGAGAATACGCCCCTGCGGAAATACCAACTCTTGGAAATTAACACCGTAGACTTTCGTCCCGCCTTCAAAGTTCAGGTTAAGCGCGCTCTGACCACTCGCCGAAGCAATCGCCTTATTGATCTTATTCAACGCACCATTGCCGCAGAAGGCAATACGAGTATCACCAGCGTCACTATCGTAGTTAAACACCGGAGAAACTGCATCGAGAAGATCGTTAAGGGTCTTACCACCTGCGGTCCAGACAGTGGTGTTACCAACCAGCCTACGCAGACCATCCATAGTACGAAGCGGCTTACCGTTAGAACCAACGGTCTCGTTCTTCTTACCAAAGATCATTGCGTATTCGATAGCGGCAGAGTGATTAAACGCCTTACGACGCTTATCATTCTTGATAACATCACCCGTCCTTGCACGAGTTTCCGCCGCAGTACCAGTAATCGAATACGAGTCTTTGAAAATCTGACAAAGGTTCGTATACTTCACCGGATTGCGAGTGGAAGCCTGCGGAGAAGAAGTACCTTCCGCAAAAGCACTGCCAATGAGAAGCAAGAAGCTATCATCAGGAATGCTAGCTGCCGAAGTACCGCTCTGCCCGCGAGAAACTGTAAAGGTCGTAGCACTGATAACGCTAGTAACCTGCACAATTTCGTGAGTGAACGCAGCAGTTTCCGTAGCAGGCTCAACAAGAAGCAAGTCGCCCGGCTTCAAGTTCAACGCACTACCATACTGTAGGCTCAGGTTAGACGAAGTAGGATCAGTCGAGTCAACAATCAAAGTAGTATCGCCAGCGACGAAACCACCACCCTGATTGATCTGAAGTCTGATCTGATCGTTCGGCTCGCACCACCAAGAGAATTCCGGATCATCCGTAGTTTCTTTAGGCGCCTTACTAGAAAGCGCAAAAAGCGGAGCCGTTCCATTGGGGTTAAGCCAAAGAATCATCTCTCGGAAGTTTTTGGGGCGTTCATCGGTGCCCCAGTCACCAGTACCGCGTAGACCCGCGATAGCCATTTTCACTTACTCCTAGTTAATTCTCGGGCAGGTCTTCGAGACTAAACTCTTCGACCATCTGCTCGAATGGGTTACTTGGTTGCTTCCTAGGAGGATTAGACGCCGGATTACCAGTTGCAGGAGCGAAAGGCTTAGTTGGGGTAGTAGGAACTTGCATCTGCTGGCTTTGTCTCGGAGGTATCCTCAACGCCACCATCGCCTGTGCTCCAACTTCCTTAATAAAAGTCTCCGCATCTGCATCAGGGTTACTCGCCCTGTAAGCCGCACCCAAACGAAGAACTGTCTCGTGATGTTCTTTCAACTCAGGCCACTCGGAATAAAAAGCATTCGCTCTCTCATCCCTTGTTTTCCTTCCTTCCAGAACTTGATCAACTAGCCTTGGAAGGTAAGTTGTAAATTGCTGGAAAGCCGCTGAAACACTATCAAGATACACTCTCGAAGCCATCTTGGCAACGAACTTCTCCGGAGCTTCATTAAACTCCTCGATGTCCTTTTCCTTAAGCTTATAATGATGTTCGGCAAGAAGACCTTCCGTCTCATTCCGCCAATCACTAAAAAGCTGCGTAGCTTCTTCGTTCGAAAGCTGCTTAGCTGGTTCTTCCTTCTTCTTCTCCTCTTTCGGTGCGGGTGCGGGCGCGGCAACGGGTTCAGTCTTAGCAACAGGCTCAGTCGGCTTTGTAACTTCCTCGGGCTTTGTTGCTTCACCCGCAGGCTGTTCTTCAACCTTCTTCGTCTGATCTACGACTTCCGCTTTGCTCTTACCTTCCTCTTCACCTTCTTTTTTAACAGCGGGGGGAGTTCCGGTTTTGTCTTCGGTCTCACTTCCCGCTGCATTTTCTTCTTTAATTTCCTCGTTAGCTTCTTCGAGTTCGTCTGTGTTTTCACTCGACTGCTTAGCTGCAAGATCTTCTTCATCTTCGCCAGAAATATCGCTAGCAAAGAGATCATCGATATCGCTTTCACTTACTTCCTTCGCAGCTTTCCTATTAGCTGCTCGGTTCTCACGTCCGGCCATGTTCCTTACTTCCTTTTGTTAGCCAGCGCCTCATACGAATTAATCAACCCCTCCGCGCCGTTGAAAAGAGATTGAGGAAAAAGCAAAGCTGCTTGAAAACCTCTAATTTCCGCAGCTCTAGCAAGATTTGTAATCGCTCCATCTATACCTTTGATTTCCGTAAAGACCGCGAGAACCCTAGCATCGAGATTGCTTTGCATGACCGCTGTGAGCCACTTAAAGTCATCATTCTCTCGCAAGCGATTAACCTTCGCTCGGATCGCAATGGCTTCATTGTAGTCTTTATCGTCTCGTTCTTCTTCATTAAGCGTTAGCTCTTCCGCGAACAAATCTGGTTCGTTATCGTCAATCATCCCGTCGGTCCTACTCCAGCTATTTGCCTCGGCTCAGCCATGTTAGCATTAAGCCCACCCTGCGGCTGCATCGGAACAACGTTACCCGCCTGAGCCATCATAGCAAGTTGTTCCGGAGAAGCCATTTGGATTTTGAACTGATTGATGTTTTTCAATCCACCAAGCTGAGCTGTCCAAGCAAATATCTTACCCACATCGTATTGCATGGCTACTTGAGGCATCTTTTGGATTGCCATCAAGATTTCTTTCCACAAATTCGCCTGTGCAAGACGATCAACCGGCAAAGTCCCATCAACAGGAACAAAATCATAAAAACCAGTAATATCATCGGGGTTGACATCTAAGAACCTCGGCCCTGCCATTTCAGCAAGATCACCTACGAGCTTCAACTTCATCGGAGCATCATAGTATTGCTGACAATTCTGAACCATCATCTGCGCCATAGGAGCAAAACCCATAGCAGAGAAGAACTCGGCGTTAGTTTTAAGCCGATTAATTCCAAAAGTAGAGGCACTTCTTACTTCCGTAGCAGTCTTTCTTCCACTTCCTTGAAGAACTCCCATAAGTTGATCATTCACACCTACCGCTCTCATTCCCATTTCATACATTACTTGAATGTCTTGTAAATGAGTACGAGTAACATCCATAGCACTAAGCTGCTGGACAGTCTCAGCAGGTATCGAGCCATAACCGGCCGGTTTAAGGCGAATAAGACCACCATGTTGAGGATCAAGCATATCGCTGATGTTAACCCTACTAGGGTCCACGATATATTGTCCATTCAAAATCTTCCGAACAGAGTAAAAATGACTGTTGATAAGCCAGTTAACCGTGTTCTGAACCGCTTCAAGTATCTCGGGCTGTCCTCTCGGCACAACTCCATAGCCTTCCGGCTCGTAAACAAGCACATTGAAGGGGAATTTGTCATGGTTCGCGCCAAGGGGCATCGCTCCGAAGACTGTCTTGAAGTCCGAAGTAATAGTAAACACCCACTTTTCAGGCAATTGTCCCGTCCCGACACCCCAATCGCTAGGAATGAGGTTGATGTAGAATTCAAAAGCGTTAACAGTAGAGTTTCCTTGAGCATCTTTCTTACTCGAAGGCTCCGTGAAGAGGGGACCAGAGATTAAACTATCCCCCGGACGCTCTAGTTGACTAGAACCCTGCTCTCCATTATCGCTAGAATTCAAATTCTTTGCTGGTTTGATAGCATCAAGGTTCATATAATAACCCTGATCAGCTTTTTTCAGTATTTCATTCCAGCCTATTTTCCTGAAAACAGCGCAAAACTCCCCCTGCTGGAAGTTACTAAAAGTTACCCTTGGGTCTGGGAAGAAATCAAAAGGCCTTACGTTATAATTCTTATTCCCAGAATACCCCTTAACTCGCCTATTTACCTTAACCCTCTTCTTCGCGCCGGGAATAACTCCCAGATACATAGTCTCTTGTTCTTCAATAGAGCTAATTATGCTGAATTCTTCCGCCCAATAAGTACCAAGCACTCCCACTCCATACTTACCAACGTCATAAAGCCAAACATACCAAGGAACAAGGCTTTGTCCTACATCGACATTATAAGCAATCATAGCCTCAAGGGCTTGAACTTGCTGTTCACTCTCTCCATGACGACCAGTAAACTGAAGAACAGGATTGCGACTTAGAAATACTGTCGTCCAATAGGTATGAGATGTCATCAGCATCCCATAGGAGTAAGGAACATAAATAGTCGTATACTGTGGTATTCCCGTATCTCGCTTAGTTCTCCTAATCGCATCAATATCCTTCTCCGGCATGAACGCCAGAGCGGTATCTTCATTCTTACTCCACTGTTCGTACTTGCTATCGAAATTCCTTTTCGATGCAAGAATTCTTTCCTGAGCACCAGTTATAATCTTCTTGTGCAGCTCAGAACGAACATTAATCTCTAGTGAAAGACTGGGCATTATGGCGCCATGTTCCTATTTATTAATCTCGGCAACTGATCTTCATCATCCATCAAACTTTGAAAGCTCTCAACAGGTGTGTCGAATTGATGGCCGCTTAGCTTTTCTACACACCCTGCAACTGCTTCAATAATATCATCATGAGCAACATTCGGATAATCAAGAAACTGTGTTATGAAGTCATGATGTTCTTTTTCTTTGACAAATAGCTTGAAATTACTAGCAGGTCCACTAAGCCCATCGATAATCCTCTGGTGCTTTTTCCGCTTATCCGTCACTTCTTCGATAACAAAATATTGTCGTTGGCTTTCCATAGCTTTACGCAAGAGCCATGAGAGTGTTCTTTGATACGCAACACTCTCAACGTAAATCCTTCTCGGACGATACTTAATCGCGAGTCGAAAAAACTCGCTGATCGTCCAGCTAGGATCATGACCGTGTTTGGCGGAATACTCTCTGAGAAAATAGTTATCCTTAACTTTCGTAACGACAACGATCGCCTCATAATCCTTGTCTTTTAATCCCCGATCCAACTCCGCCTGAGACGGTGGAGGAACAGGATCAATCCACATAACGGAATGAAAGTGATTGTCAGGCTCCAGATCGTAATATCTGATCCACGTCGGGAGAAAGGCAGAATTTTCCCTTGCGACGAGCTTGAGTTCCATTTCACGCGAGAATGTGGAAACATTATTACGTTCGATGGCAAGTCGCTTTTCTTCTCTGAGCACTTCTGAGGGGAACCGCTCCTCCCACGAACTAACACGATGCTCAAGAGCTAACTCCTCTGTCTCTCTCGTCCAGCAGGGAATTCTAACTGCCTTCCATTCCCTGTCCTTCAAACTCTTCATGCTTATGTCATCACGAGCAATCGGTGTTTGTAGCAGAACCATTTTCGCGTCGGGCGCTTCACTTGCAGGAGCAAGAGATTGCTTGACCGCGCCATAGACAAGGTTTTCAACTGCCTCCATTTGCAGTTTACTAGCTCCGATTTCCTCATCTATAATATCATCAAGCAATATAAGATCAGGCCGATAGTCGTCAATATTAATGCCTCGAATAGGGCCAGTGATACCATAAGCAAGAATAGTAATAGGTACCTCGTCAACGCCATGATAAACTTCACAAGCGATATCCTGCCACTTACTACCTGGGCGTAGACCAAAGGTTTCTGCATAGAGCTTATTAAACTCCACTTGCTTCCTAAACCACCTAACGCTATCTATGCTTTTGTCTTGGCTTTTCCCGATCCAGAGGATCGTCCTTGCTTGAGCATAGGCAATCTTACGAGCAGCAAATACCCGGCAGGTCGTCGTTTTGCTTGCACCACGGAATAGCTGTAATGAAATGAGCCTAGCTTTACTGTCGAGGGCATCCCATACCTCCGTGGCAAATGGGGGTGAGTTCATCCTCATAGTCTTAGGAAAGAATGTCTTCGCGAACAGGTCTCCATCAAGAGCACCTAGTTCGACAAGTTCCTTCAAATCAACATAGCTTGAAGGATCGAGATTATTTTGATCTAGGGTTTCCAACTTAATTTCTCAACCCTGCAAGTCTATCCCAGACTGTTCCGTCTTTGAAGAAAAGAGCAAAAGCTCCTTCAGGATAACCAAATTCTTTCTTCCAATTTATAACAGTCTCATCACCTTCATTATTCGTATAGCCAACAAGTGGCCCATGCTTTTGCTTAATCCTAACAAACAAATCCACATTCATTCTCAGCATTATTGCATCCTAGCTGCTTCTTCCACGCGGTTTATGAATGTGAATTCCGAGCTTCCCTTCTTCCGCCTTAAGAACATCTTCGCAATAATAGAAAGTCTCCGAGTAAGGCGTGTGAGGATCAAACCACTTACAGACTTCCAAGAGAGCGAATTTTTTGTCTTTATAAATCTGCTTAAGAACTGGCTCATATACTTTTCTAAGCTGTATCCAACTATCATTCGTATGAGCCAGCTTACACTCGATAATAGTAACCTTAGTTCTTTCAACAAGCAGAATATCAGGTTGACAAAAGTTAACAGCAGTTGGACCGTCCCGGCGAGTATGAAACAAAATCCAAGGATTAAGTAACAACTCGAATTCTTCAAGTCCTCCCACAAGTCGCTGAATATGCTTCTGAACTCGCTGCTCATACCTAATCCCATCCTTCTGAGACTTAGTATGTCTTACCGGCGTAGTTGTGAACAGGGGAGCGGAACAAAAAGCCGCAGAGTAAACTTCCCCCGCAGGTCTAATTGTTCGCGCTATCAATCTCCCTCTCCTTAGTTACAGTAGTTGCTTCTAGGAGATTTTTGGGCTCAGGGCGGCTCTCTGAGTCGATAGTAATAGCAGAGCGAGCCTTAGCTTCCCTAGCTCTTGCAAGAGTATCCTTATCAACAACATAAGTGTTAACATTCACAACAGGGGCGTTGTTGTTACTCTTCTCTTTAGCCCCGAAGCCGAGGCTCTTCAAAGCCATCGCACTTACTTCAGTAAGCGTTTGAATTTTAAGCTCGTTCTTCCTCTTAGCTTCTTCGATCTTATCCGTGAGAGCATCAACAGTAACCTCAGCAAGAGCAGTCACCTTCTCACTCAAATTCGAACTTACTCTTGAGAAATGCTCCCCTCTCCTTTTTGCCCACAGCTCCTTGAAAGCATCACTGTTCTTCACAGTCGATAGCCAAGCTTCCGTCACGTTGAAGTACAACGCTATCTCCGCCCCGCTTGCTCTCGGGTTCGCTAGAATAAACTCCAGCAACTCCTCATGCCAAGCCCTAACTGCTTTGATCTGCACCATTCCCACTAGCTTGCTCTCGTTTCCGTGAACAGGGCTTTGTTCCTACCTTGAGAGCTAGGCACAAAACCTAGTAATGTCAAGGCCTTGAGCTACTAGAGCTTGTGTCTGGTAATGGTTTCTTTGACATAAAATAGCATAAGCTTGGAAACAACCTTGAGTTTCGGAAGAGTAAGGGGCGTCCACAACCTGAGGTTGTATGCTTGGGGGTGCTGGTGGGTAGTCTTACTTCATGCAACCTGCGCGAGTAGGAGTAAGTTCCTTGTAACAATTCGTGAAGTAAGCACAACTAACAGTTGCTTGACTCGAAGCAGGAGTAAGAAGATAGTACCCAGACATTGAAGAAACTACTGTCGCCTTCTAGATCGAGGCGAGACTGGCGGGACTGAGCCGCCCTAGTAACTACTAACTCTCACAAGTATAAGGACAGTACAATGAAAGCTTATCTCACCTCTAAGCTTCGCCGTCACTGGCACAAGTGCACCATTGGCGGTAGTGTTGCTTACTTCCTTAGTGCTTTGATCGAAGGTAATCATGCGGCGGCGGTAATGCTGGCGCTTGTGGTTATCGGCGGCGTCTTTCACTTGGGGGATGTAGAATGAACAAGAAACATTTGATAACAACAGTCTTAGTTATGACTGGCTTGTTTGCTTCTACTGTCCCGACTTACGCTAGTGAAGCGTTGGTCATAAACGCAATCGCTAATCTGTTCTGGATTTGGATAGATTAGTCTAAACAAAGAGGAGCGCAAATGCTCCTCTCAACTCTCACAGGAGAATATAATGGAACACTCTGCACAGTTGATCCTGATAGCAGCTAGCATGGCTTGCATCCTGTTTCTGGTCTATCAACTCTGGCCTAAAGAGGAAACAGCTAGAGATAGGATCGCACGTCGCGCCAATGATTACAGGTACGCAAGGCGCATCGAACAAATCAACAATATCTGGTCGGATAATGGGAGGCTGTAATGTTGTGGCTTAATTTCGTCGGGGCCGGCTTCTGGTGTGTACCGTTCATCCTCACAATCCTCTTCATGAAATAGGAAAGGGAGCGGCGCAAATGCCGCTCAATCAACTCATGTCAGACTTCGCTAAGGCCGTCTTGTTCGAAGCAAGATGCTATTACAAACATGGGCTTAACCTCCCGCTCAAAGAGCGGGTTATTCGTGCTCGCAACACCGTGCTAATCGCATGGGCAATGTGCAACAAACTACCAGATTGTAACTACCTAGTAAGAGGAGAGGCGCGCTAATGCGCCTCTTTCTTTTTTATCCTATTACTTAACAAGTTAGTTGTTACTTGCTTCTAAGAGCGACCCTAGAGTTACTTCGAGCGACCCTCGATATATCCACGTTATTGCATATTCTTCCAGTTACCCCATTTTCACCTAGTGACCGAGAGCGACCCC